TTTTGTAGATGAGTTTGAAGAGCCTTTGGCCATGGACGGTATGCGAGGCGGACCAAGAAGTGGTATTGGAAGTTTGCCCGAAGCACCGCCAGAAGCGGTTGCTCCACCACCTGTGCAAGTACCTCCTCCAGTTGTGCAACCTGCACCGTCTAACGGGACGCTAAATGACATCATGCAAATGTCGGCAGGTCTTATTGATCCAGACATGCGATATGATGGAAATGGAGATGGGCGTATAACAAGCAGAGACGCTTTAATCTTTCAACAATCTGGACTTGCGGAAGTACCCCCTCCGGTTGCACAAGCAGAACCTGTTGCGCCACCGGTTGTGAAACCAGAAGCGGTTGTTCCACCACCTGTAGCACCTACAGTTGATCCGTCTTTGTACAGTGATCCTGAATTAGGTAGGGGTGTAGAACCCGGTTTTGGCGGTACTCGTGGTGTGTCTCCTATGAGTCCCAGAGAACAAATGGGTTCTAACTATATCGAACCCCGAGATGGTCCCGGTCAAGTTCCGCCCGGTCAAACGGTCGATATAAACGAGCCAACAGGCATTGAAACAATGGCCGGGTCTGTAGGACAAGGCGATTATCTTGGAAATACCGCAGATACCACAAATGCTATACAGTTGCCTGACGGCAGCACTTTTGATCTTGGCAGTTTAGATTTAAGCAATATTGTTGGCGATATTGCTGGCGAAGGTGGGATCGGGGATTATGTAGACCCCTCTTTATATAGCGATCCAAATTTAGGGGGAGGTACTCGTGGAGAACCTTTACCTGATACAAGGGGTGGCGGACCGGGCTTTGATCCATTTGCGGGCGTTACTGGCGGGCTTGGTCCCGGTGGTTACGGTCCAGAAGGTGGTGGTTTTTCACCGGAAACCGAACCAGCATTTAACCCACCACAAGGCGCTGTAAATGAAGCGGTTGGCACTACCTACACCCCAGAGTTTGCATTTGACCCCGGTTTAGATTTTAGCGGCCTTGATCTATCAGGTTTAAACCTTAACCTTGGAGAAGGGTTTGACGCCAACGGTTTTGAAGGAGACTTTACCTTTGGTGGTCCCGGACAAGGTGGTCCTAACGGAGGCCCCGGTATGGGTAATGGCCCCGGAAACAATATGGGTAACCAAGGCGGTGATCCGTACAATCCAACCGTAAATGATACAGACAACCCTTATCCGTTTATTCCGGACGGGGTTAATATTGACGGTATGACTCCAGAAACCTTGGCAGGTCTTAACAATTTCTACGAAATGTACCCAGATGGTTTTGATTATAGTGGTATAGACTTTCCCGGTATAGGTAACATAGACCTCAGTGGGGTTTATCCCGGCGGAAATACTGGAACAGGCGACGGTTCTTATACCGTTACACCCGTAGACCCTGTTGGAGACTTAGGTGTAGGTGATGATACTGGCGACGCTAGTGACCCTATTGACGTGACTACGCCGTATGTTCCACCAAACGTTCGTTCAGCCAGTTCGTTTGGTTTGACCGGCGCTACACAAACAATGCCTGTATCAGCTAACCCGTTTAGACGACCCGAATCGCAACAAGGACTGGGTTCGTTAGCTGGGGGTGGTTAAAGATGTTACAACAATTAATAGGGCCTGTAACAGGCCTACTCGATAAATTCATTGAGGATAAAGATCAAAAAGCAAAATTGGCCCATGAGATTGGGACCATGGCAGAAAAACATGGGCAGGAGATTGCCCTTGCGCAGATTGCGCTAAATACCGCTGATGCTAAAGGTAACTTTTTCCAATCTTCTTGGAGACCCTTATGCGGGCATGTTTGCGTTCTTGGTTTAGCCGTCAATTTTTTAATCTCGCCAATTGCCGCAGGTTTTGGCATAACAGTGCCACAAGCGGACATGTCAGTAATGATGCCCGTATTAATGGGAATGTTGGGTCTAGGAGGACTCAGGTCATTCGAGAAGACGAAAGGCGTAGCAAAATGAGTTTTAAATTATCACAACGCAGTCTAGGTAAACTGGAAGGCGTTCACCCTAAATTACAAGAAGTGGTTAAGTTAGCGATAGGCTACACTAACGTAGACTTTGGTGTAACTTATGGGGTACGCGATCCTGAAGAACAAGCAAGGCTTGTTGCCGCGGGTCGATCACAAACAATGAAATCTAAGCATTTGCTACAAGACGATGGGTATTGCCATGCTGTAGACGTAGTTGCTTATGATGGATCAGACGTGGTTTGGGAAATAAACGTATACGATGATATTTGTAATGCTTTTAGGAAAGCAGCAATAGAAGTTGGTATCTCAATAAAGTGGGGTGCAGCTTGGTCCGAAGGCGATATTCGCGGTTATGAAGGCACGGCAGAAGATGCCATGAACGCTTACATTGACTTGCGTAGAAGCCAAGGGCGTAGACCTTTTATAGATGGACCTCATTTCGAGATAATCGCATAAAGTAACACTTTGTCCTAGCACATCCTATACATACTGTGCTACGATAATATCGGACATTGTTTGATATTATGCGAGGGGTGAATGGAAGACATTTATTTGGCCGAGGCGGTTTTTAGAATCTTGAGAGAAAGACGCCAAGGTATAATAGACTTAATGATATATGGTAATGTTAAGTCTATGGAGCAATATCGTGAGCTTATGGGCAATCTGGAATGTCTAAATCACGTGGAACAGGAACTCAAGAGCCTGCTAGATAAACAGGAGCGATCTAATGACTAAATCTAAAATAGATTTGTCTGCCGCACCCAATGCTGCTTTTCAAATAGAAAGCGAATCGGGTCCGTCAGAACCAATCAAAAAAGCGCCAGAAAAGAAAGGCACTTCGCCTAACTTAGCGGACGCTTACACTGAAAAACCTCGTCTCAATCCTGAGATGATTGGTAAAACACTTCTGGATAGAATGCCGAGCCCTACCGGGTGGCGCATTTTAATTCTTCCGTATCAAGGCAAAGGGAAAACCGCAGGCGGTATTTTCTTACCCACCGATACAGTAGAAAAAAACCAAGTATCAACACAAGTTGGCTATGTCTTAAAGGTAGGTCCTTTGGCTTACAAAGATAAAGACAAGTTTCCAACGGGTGCGTGGTGCGAAGAAAAGCAATGGGTAATGTTTGCTCGCTATGCTGGTTCTAGGTTTCAAATAGACGGTGGTGAGGTTCGTATTCTTAACGATGACGAAATCCTATCTACCATTCTTGATCCTGAAGATATTCACCAATTAACGTAAGGAGAGATAATTATGGCTGATGCCGAAAAAGAACAAGTCGAATTAGACTTGGGGGATTCACAAGAAACAGAAGTAGAAGTTTCTGAGGACCTTTCAAATGATAACGACCGTTCGTCGAATGATGACGATCAGTTTCAAAAAGCTGAAACCTCTACACAAAAGAGGATTGATAGGCTTACCAAGAAAATGCGAGAAGCCGAGCGGCGTGAGCAAGAAGCTATACGTTACGCTCAAGGCGTTCAAAGCGAATCGCAACAAATTAAACAGCGTATGCAGACATTGGACACGAATTACGTGTCTGAGTATAGCAACCGTGTGTCTACGCAAATGCAGCAAGCAGAGTCTGCTTTAGCGAGAGCCATTGAAATTGGCGATAGTCAAGCCACCGTAGAAGCGCAACGTGCGCTGACTGGTTTAGCTATACAAGCGGATCGTGCGGCACAAGCAAAAGCGCAATCTGCAAGGGCTCAACAACAAGCCCAAGCCGCGGCGCAGCAACAAGTTCGCCAGCCTATGCCTGCTCAACAGCCTAAAAGGCCAGACCCTAAAGCAGAGCAATGGGCCTTAAAAAATAGCTGGTTTGGCTCCGATGAAGCAATGACTTACGCTGCTTTCGGAATCCACAAAAAATTGGTGGAAGAAGAAGGATTTGACCCTCAGAGCGATGACTACTATACTGAGTTAGACAACCGTATTAATTCTAAGTTTAATATGGGTGCTACGGCTTCTAACAGACGACCCGCTCAGACGGTTGTAGGAGCCTCAAGAAATTCATCTGGGCGCAGTGGGAGAAAGGTTAGACTCACCCCTAGCCAAGTCGCAATAGCGAAGAAATTGGGTGTGCCGCTTGAAGAATATGCGAAATACGTGAAGGAGTAAAAGAGATGACTGACCAAAATAATGAAATGGGTACTACCATCAAACGTACTGCTCGCGCAAACGAAACTCGGGAGAAAAAGGCGCTTCGTAAGCCTTGGGCTCCACCGTCAATGTTAGATGCACCACCTGCCCCTGAAGGTTTTAAGCATCGTTGGATTCGCGCCGAAACGCGAGGATTCGATGATACAAAGAACATCAGTGCGAAAATGCGTGAAGGTTGGGAATTGGTCCGTAAGGACGAGTACCCGGACTTTGAATCGCCAGTTGTCGAATCAGGTAAATATCAAGGTGTCTTTGGAGTAGGCGGACTGCTTCTTGCCAGAATACCGTTAGAAACCGTAGCCGAGAGGACTGATTACTTTAATAAACGTAGTCAAGACCAAATGGAAGCGGTAGATCACGATATGATGCGCGAGAATGCACACTCAACTATGAAGATCAGCAATGCTGATCGTCAATCTCGTGTAACCTTCGGTGGTCCAAAAAGATAATGGACTGCCCTTATTAGGAGAAACTAAAAATGGCAAATCAAAATACTGCCTATGGTCTTCGTCCTATCGGGCTTACTGGCTCTGCGGCTAATTCTACTGGGGTAACTCAGTACGAAATCGCATCCAATAACACTAACGCTATTTTTCAATATGCTATCTGCGTCCCTACGGCCGCAGGAACTATTGACCAAGCCGGTGCTACCAGTGGTGGTACTACGCAAGCGTTAGGTGTCCTGATGGGGGTGGAGTACGTCGATTCGGTTTCAAAGAAACCGGTTTTTATAAACTACTGGCCCGGATCGGGTGCAGTAAGCGTTGACACAAATCATCCTGTGAAAGCGTTTGTTGCAGACAATCCAAACCAACTGTTTCAAGTAGCGTCTGACGCTTCTTTGACAGACAAAGCAACTGCTCAAGCCGCCGTCTTTGCGAATGCGTCTTTGGGTACTTCTGCTAGAACTGGTTCTACCGATAACGGTAATTCCACATCCGCCTTGGGCGTTTCAACAATTAATACTACTGCGACGCTTCCGCTTCGTATAGTTGGTATTATGGATGACGCAGGTAACAGCGATTATGCTGCTGCCGGTATTCCACTTATTGTGAGACTTAACGCTCATTTCAATTCACCAAGTAGCCGTTTTGATTCGCAGACTACTGCGTCTACAACGGGCATTTAAGGAGGGCTAAACAATGGCTATTTCTCGCGCACAATTAGCGAAAGAGCTAGAACCCGGTCTAAATGCTTTATTTGGATTGGAATATAATCGTTACGAAAACGAACATGGCGAAATCTTTGAGGAAGAGTCTTCGGACAGAGCCTTTGAAGAGGAAGTGATGCTCGGCGGTTTCTCAACTGCACCAGTTAAAGGTGAAGGCACTGCCATCAACTTTGACGATGCACAAGAGACTTATACTGCTCGTTACACTCACGAAACCATCGCTTTAGCGTTCTCAATTACTGAGGAAGCTATTGAAGATAACTTGTATGACCGACTAGCGTCGCGTTACACCAAGGCATTGGCTCGTTCAATGGCTCAAACCAAGCAGATCAAGGCTGCCGCTATCCTGAACAATGCGTTCACAGCGGGTGCTTCTGCAATTGGTGATGGTGCAGCACTATGTTCTACGGCTCACCCAAGTTTATCTGGCAACCAGAGCAACCTTCTCGCCACAGCGGCTGACCTCAACGAAACTTCGCTTGAGCAAATGCTGATTGAGATTGCTGGTATGACCGATGAGCGTGGTTTGAAAATCGCGGTACGTGGTATGAAGCTTGTAATTCCAAAAGAGCTTCAGTTCATCGCAGAAAGAGTTCTGAACTCTAACTTGCGTTCGGGCACTGCTGACAACGATAACAACGCAATGAAGAACATGGGTATGATTCCTGATGGAGCAGTGGTTAACCACTTCCTGACTGACTCAGACGCATACTTCATCAAGACTGACGCACCTAACGGCTTCAAGTTCTTCAACCGTTCGCCAATTAAAACGGCAATGGAAGGTGACTTTGATACCGGCAACATGCGTTTCAAAGCGCGTGAGCGTTACAGTTTTGGTGTTTCTGACTGGCGTTCAGTTTTCGGTACACCCGGAGCGTAAACTGTGCTATAAAGGGGTAGTTGATTTCATATTGACTTCTCCCTGTAGACTCGGAAGGGGCAACGTAAGTTGCCCCTTTCTTTTTCTGTATTCTTATTGTATCCTGACAGTATCCCTGACAGCCGCATGGTGCGTCTGACATAACCCACGACAGGAGATACATATGGGTACTACAACTTTTTCCGGACCAATTAAAGCCGGAACCATCAAAGAAACCACGGGTACGTCCCTTGGTTCAAACATTAAAAATACTGGCCAAGTCGTTATGGCGCAGACTTTTTCTACCGGCTCTCTAGCAGGTGGTGCTTCTGCGGCTAACGTCACTAACGTCGTTATTCCAGCAAATTCACAAATCATTGATTGCGTAATTGATTGTCCTACAGCAATGGGCAATGCTACTGCGGTATTGAGTGTTGGTGATACGGTCGGCGGTAATGCTACGTTTGTAAATAGCTTTTCAATCACTGTAGCCTCTGGTGCTGGACGTAAATATCCCACTACTGAAGCAGGTGGTGCATTGGCTTGGGCAGACATTGGAACCGCGGACAAGAGAATCACTTGGACAACTACTGGCGCAACAAATGCTGGTGAAATTCGAGTAACGGTTCTGTATCAGCAAAACGCTAACCTCGCTTAAAGGAGGTTTGCATGGCTGGTTCTGATGTAAGATCAAAAAGATTAACCGCCACCGGCTCTGCCGGTGTTGGACCTGCGCGTATTCGGCAGGTTCAGGTTAAAACAACTACTGGATCGCCTCGCATCACCTTTACTGACGGTAACGGTGGTACAACCGTGCTAGACATGGACTTGGACGCTTCAGATACACATTCTGTGAACATTCCGGATGAGGGTATTAGAGTAAGCGATATATACATATCTTTGTTTACGGCTTGTACCTCTGTAACGGTGTTTCACAGCTAGAGAGGTAAATCATGGCGTCTGATGTAAAGGCCACCTTTTTGACAGCTTCTGGTTCTGTTTTTGCAGGCCGGACTCGCGTTAAGGCTATCCATTACCAAGCGGGGTCTAGCCCCACTTTGGTATTAAAAAACAACGATGCTAATGGTGCCACTCAGTTAACCTTGGCTTTTGCCGATAACACTGACGATAACGTGTACTTACCCGATGAAGGAATGTTGTTTTCTGACGGGTGTTTTGCTGTTCTAACCAACGTCACCAACGTAACGGTGTTTTTTAACTGAGGGTTAGCATGGCTACTACAAAGAACGTCACTCGAACTCCATCAGGGCGAATTAAGTACCGGGGAGAAACCTTTGCAGGTTACAACAAACCAAAAAGAACCCCCGGTGCAAAGAAAAAGATTGCCGTTCTGGCTAAAAAAGGTTCTGAGATTAAACTTGTTAGATTTGGGGACCCTAAGATGTCTATTAAAAAAGACCAACCTAAAAACCGTAAAAGTTTCCGCGCACGACATTCCTGTGACACGGCCAAAGATAAATTTAGTGCCAGATACTGGTCTTGTAAAGCGTGGTGATGAGTACATGGAAGTGAAAGAAGTATTAGCTAAACTCGAAAAACATGAGGCTGAGTGCAATCTCAGGTATCAGAGAATAGAAGAGCGTTTAGCTGAACATAAGAGCGCCTTATCGGCATTGGACGTAAAGCTTTGGGCACTGGCGGTCTTGATTATAATCGCACCTTTTGTGCAGAAATTTTTAGGGTGACCGTGTGGCGTATTCTAAAAAATCTAAAAAGGCTTCCTCTAAAAGCAAAGGAAGCAAGATATGCCCCAAAGGAAAAGCGTGGGCCGAACGTACTTTCGACACTTACCCTAGTGCTTATGCCAACATGGCAGCCTCTAAATATTGTAAAGACCCTAACTATGCAAAAAAAAGTAAGGGGAAAAAGAAATAATGGGCAAGTTGAAGGATTGGGTCGATGAAGATTGGGTCAGAATTGATAGCCAAGGTAATATCGCGGGTAAATGCGGTACTTCAAAAAATAAAAAAAATCCTGATAGGTGCCTACCTCGATCTAAAGCTAATAGTCTTAGCAAGTCTGAAAGGGCTTCGACGGCTCGTAAAAAGAAGCGTGAAGGCGCTAAAGGGAAGCAAGTGGTTTCAAACACCAAAGCCGCCAAAGTGGTAAAAAAAGGTAATGGCGGAGTCATTGCTAGGGGTTGCGGTAAGGTATTAGAAAACCGAAGAAAAAAAACAAAAGGGGCTGTGAGTCGATCATGAACGTAGCTTTTTACAACGAGCCCGTAGAAAAAGCCATTGTGCAGGAAATCATGCAGTGGTCTACAGAGGTGTTGGAAAAGCCTAGCCCTTACTACAACGATTTGCCCCCGTGTCCCTACGCTAGAAAAGCGTGGATGGAAGATAAAGTTGCCATCTTGTTTAAGTATGACGATTCTTATCAGACCTTATACTCGTGTATTTCACAATTCGATGACAATTTTGAGCTTGTCGTTATTGTAGATTTAGCTAACGACAAAGAACCTGAAGCTTTTCATGACTACTTTTATGCAATGAACGAATTTATTGCTGCGGGTACTTTTATTGATAAAGACATATGGTTGATGGGTTTTCACCCAGATGACGAGGTGACCGAAGCCTCCGAACAAACCGCCATTGAAGCATTGACTGATACCGAATACAGCATGATATTCGTACAACGATTGTCCAAGCTACAAGAAGCAGCAGACAAGTTGGACAAAAAGGGATATTATGATAGTTATGATGGCGAATACAACGCTTGTGAGATATTTGACAAGCGAGAGCAATTATACAGGAGACTGAAAAATGGCGATGAAACCTCGTAAGAAAAAAGCACCGGCTAAAAAAATGAGAGCAGGTGGAATGGTTAAGAAGATGCGCGGCGGCGGCATGGTTAAGAAGATGCGCAGCGGTGGAATGGTTAAGAAGAAGAAATAATGACTGTTTCTAATAGCAAAGATTTTGAATTGGACGTTGCTGAATACGTTGAAGAAGCGTTTGAGCGATGCGGCCTTGAGGTGCGTACTGGTTACGACCTAAAGACGGCAAAGCGTTCGTTAAATCTATTGCTGGCTGACTGGGCTAACCGTGGGTTGAACCAGTGGACCATTAAACAGCGTTCTTTAACTCTTGTGCAAGGCACGGGAGAATATAACCTGAGTGGCGATATTATTGACGTATTGTCTGTAATTATCCGCAGAGACGGCACAGATTATGCTTTAGAGCGTTTAAGTCGTGATGAGTATCTGACAATTCCGACAAAAACGACACAAAGTAGGCCTAATCAGTTCTTTTTAGACCGTCAAATCACTCCAAACCTTAAAATTTGGCCTGTTCCACAGAACAGTACGGACGTTATCTACTACGATGCACTTACTCGTATGGACGATGCGGACGTTTACACCAACACAATGGACCTACCTTTTAGGTTTTATCCGTGTTTGGCCGCAGGATTAGCCTATTACATTGCTTTGAAAAGGGCTCCGAACAGAGTTCAGATGCTTAAAGCTATGTATGAAGAAGAATTTGATAGGGCAGCAACTGAGGATCGTGATAGGTCTTCGTTTAACGTTGTTCCTAGATACGAATACTATAGGACAGGCTGATGGCAAAGTACGCATCTGGTAAAAATTCATACGCTATTTCAGACCGCTCTGGTTTCAGATACCCCTACAAGGTGATGAAAAAAGAGTGGAACGGATTGCTTGTGGGTCCGGATGAGTACGAACCAAAGCAACCACAACTGGGTCCGTTTAGAACCGTGTCTGATCCGCAGGCGTTACAAGGCGCTAGGCCAGACTCGCCAAACCCTACCAGTGCTTTTCTTATTGTTACTACAAACGGTATTGTTTACTTAGGTAATGGTAACTGGAGTACAGCGGGAACAGCAGAAATGCCTTCGGAACTCAAAATAACTGACGCTTTACAAGGTGCCGTGGGCACCGTATCGGTGGTGACACCATGAGTTTTACATACGATCAGTTAAAAACAGCGATACAAGACTACGCAGAGAACGATGAAACGTCTTTTGTAACCAATTTGCCTATATTTATACGTCAGGCAGAGGAAAGAATACTAAAAAACGTGCAGTTGAGCCTGTTTCGCAAGAACGTCAGCGGCAATATGACGCAGGCAAACCAGTATTTGGCTTGTCCTAGTGACTTTTTAGCACCATTTTCTCTTTCTTTTGTAGACGCTAACAGCGATAAGACGTTTTTAGAGTTTAAGGACACTGATTTTGTACAATCCTTTAACCCAAACCCCGCAACGACGGGTAATCCGCGTTTTTATGCGGTATTTGACGTTGATAATTTTATTATCGGTCCTACTCCCGACGCAGCAAGGGCCGTGGAGCTACATTACTTCTATAGACCTGCAAGTTTAACTGCTGGAGCAGGTTCTGGAACAACGTGGCTTAGTGAGAACGCCCAGATGGCTATGCTTTATGGCAGTTTAATTGAAGCATATATCTATATGAAGGGTGAACAGGATATAATGGCTGCGTATGAAAAAAGATTTACAGAAGCGATGACCGGCATGAAGATGTTGGGTGAAAACAAAGAAGTAACCGATGATTATCGCACTGGTATGCTAGTGAGGCCGAAACAATGAGCTTTCCAGCATTAGAACTAGACATGAACCCTGACTTCAAGGTGGAAGTACACACCACTCAGAACCGGGGCTTCACTCCAGAGGAAATTGCAGAGAGATGTGCTAATAAGATTATATCTATTAGTGATTCTGCAAACCCTGCAATACAGGCACAAGCACACGCCTTTCGTCAACACATTGTAAAGGTTTTAGAATTTTACATGCGTGAAGCGATTAAAAGTGATAGAACAACCGTGTACAACGCAATTATTGATTCTGGTAATCAAGAACTTGCGGAACTAATTAGGAGACTGTAACCATGGCTTTCAGCGGAAACTTCATGTGTACATCGTTCAAGAAAGAGCTATTGTACGGTGTCCACGACTTTGATCTCTCTTCGGGAGATACTTTTAAAATTGCTCTTTACACCAACAGTGCCTCTTTCACTGCGGCAACCACTGCTTACACGACCTCAAACGAGGTGAGTGGAACAGGGTACACTGCGGGTGGCGGGGCCTTAACTAACGTTGATCCCACTTCATCCGGAACTACGGCACTAACTGATTTTCAAGACGAAACGTTTTCTAGTGCAACAATTACGGCACGTGGGGCATTGATATATAATACTACACCCAATACTACGTCACTTTCGGTAACCAATCCGACTGTTGTAGTTTTGGACTTCGGCGCGGACAAAACATCCACCGCAGGTGACTTTACGATTGTTTTTCCAACTGCTGATGCAAGTAACGCGATTATACGGATAGCGTAATGGCTGACGTAATCGTCCCAATAGGCGGCTGGGGCCGTTCAGGTTGGGGCGCAGGCCCGTGGTCCCAGAGTGGGCTACCACAAGCTGCGGGTTCTGTAGGTTCTGTAACGGTTGTGGCGGAAGCCAATGTACCGGTAACAGGACTACAAGCAACAGGTAGTGTTGGCAGCGTAACAATAAACGCGGCAGCCAACGTATCTGTAACAGGGGTAGCTGGTACTGGCCAAGTGGGCAGTGTCACTACAACGGCAGATGCCAATGTTGACGTTACAGGTGTAGCGGGAACAGGGCAGGTCGGTTCGGTCAGCATAACTGCTGGTGCGAATGTACCCGTCACCGGATTGGCTGGAACTGGAGCAGTAGGCTCCGTATCGGTCACCGCAGATGCAAACGTAAACGTTACGGGTGTGTCGGGAACTGGAGCAGTAGGCTCCGTAAGCGTCGTAGCTGGCGCAATTGTACCCGTCACAGGACTTGAGGCCACAGGGTCCGTTGGTTCAGTAACGATTGTTGCAAAAGCCAATGTTTTCCCAATAGGTCTTGAAGCTACTGGTCAGGTAGGCGACGCCACTATAGACGGCGAAGCTAATGTACCGGTAACAGGCTTGTCTGCGACAGGCACCACTGGATCAGTTTCAGTAAGAACTGGTCAGACAATTAACGTTGGTGGTGTGAGTGGAACAGGTCAAGTCGGTAGTGTCACCGTAGAAAGTGATGCTGTAATAAATGTAATAGGAGTCAGCGCAACAGGTGGTGTCAGAAACGTACTGGTCTACTCTAACATTGTCCCGGATCAAAATCCGGGTTATAGTGAGATAGATGTTAATCAGTCGCCGTCATGGTCGGAGGAAGAACCAACCCAGAGCGCAAATTGGACGCAAATAGCA